TCGACGTGCCAGCTAAGATGGTACCGAAGTTTAAACCATCGGCCGCATTGAAAAATGCCGTGCTTGAATTAGATGTTCCCGAGGCCGAGGAAACCGAGGTTGAGGAAGTTGAGGTTGAGGAAGTTCCTGAGGTTGAAGAAGCCGAAGAAGAGTAAACAACCGGGTTGCTTGATACACCTTTTAACTGGTGTATCAAGCAAATTTTTTGATTTACATTTTACTGAAAAATTGATATAATGTTTTTACTGTTAAGAAATCTATGGAGGATATTTTACAGTAAATCAATACACAAAATCCTGTGTATTCCGCAACGTGATTAGATGATATATTTAATTTTATTACCGATAAATGTTAAGTGTTCAATCTAATACAAAGACGGACGTGAAAAATCGGTAATTTTCACAAGGTAAAGATAAGGGAAGATTCGGAGACGTTCCGAAACATATCTTCCCTTATTTTTTACTTTTTTCTTATTTTATGTTACATTAAACATGCAATAATAAAAGGGTAAAAAATAAAATGTTCACATTAACCGATCTCTATGTTATTATTATTTCAGTTGGGATGATTATCGTGATTTATAACGGTTTTAAAGAAATATTAAAAGGAGATAAAGAAAATGGGTGAAAATAGTAAGAAAATCAGATGTTTTTGTATATCGGAGTATCAAGATAAGAAATATGGTAAGGGTATCCGTGTTCATAATAAAAAAGGCTCTGGTAAAGACTCTGGTAAAACAACTAAGGTTCATATTGAATACCGCTGTACTGTATGTGGTAATGTAAAATAAAAAATATATGTGAGTTATTCCCGGTTATGACTGGATATGCTTACTGGGCCCTGTTGGGTGCGTCCAGTCCTCACATAAATTTAATAAAAGGAATAAATAATGAATCATAATCATAATCAAGTTCAAAGAATTGTTTTATCTAAGTGGAGAACATTATGTAAGTGTAGAGTTTGTGGTGTTTTATGGTATGAGTCTCTTGATAAGAATGAAAGGGAGAGAATGAGACTTGTTAGATGGGTTATAAATTCTTTATAATGGAGGATAAGGATAATGGCTTTATATAGAATTAGATATGGTATGGGCGGTGGTTTTGGTGGTTGTGGTAATTGGGAAGAGATCGAAGCCGATAATTTGAGTGATGCGGAATCATTGGCATATGAATTGGTTTGCGAGGAATATGATTCTTATGCCGGCTTACATGGTATCCTTTCAGTTAAAGAAATAATGGAAGAGGAAGGATGTAATGAAGAAAAGGCATTAGAATTTTATAATGATGATCGTGAATCATGGATTGAATATGAGGTAGAGGTGAAATATGAATAAACTCGTTTATTTCAGAAATGGTAAACATTATAGAAAACTTGAAAGGCATGAAACTATCGAGGAAGGTGCCTTACAATCATGGTGCCACGGTGAATTTCAACCAATAATGAATAGTGATGGTGAAACTGTTGGTGGGAAACCATCTGATTTTTCCGATGAAAGGGATTTTTATAATCCAACGGAGTTATAATGGGTGCGGCTGTTGTGGCGGCAGTAGCAGGATGGCATGTTATAAATAATTTATTGCCGCTAAGAATAATAATTGAGGTAAAGAAAAGGAGTAAATAAAATGGAAAAAGAAAAAATTAATATGGAACTTTGTTCAGGTTGTTTAAAAGCCGATAATATTGATGAATGTTCTATTTATTCCATGCCTTCAGTATGGGTAAAAAAAGGTGGATGCCCGATGAAAACTAATAAAAAAGTGGAAATTAAAAAGGATAAGAAAATTAATCCTTTGAAGGCATCTAAGAGATCCAATAGGTAATATTGTCTTATTAGTAATCATCACACCATACCTTTGAATATATCAAATAGGTAATATTGTCTTATTAATGATCATCATATCCGTTGATAGGTAATTGTGGGGCTTAATTTGATATCAGGTAGTGTAGTGGAAATATTTTTCTTAGGAGAGACTGTCGGTTCGATTCCGGCCCTGATATCAAATTAAATGTTATGTGATGTCTATAGGGATGGACCGTAGTGGTTAAAATTCATAAATAAGTACCACGAAGTCGCCTGGATATCAGGAGACGTAAGATGTGTATTGTTTTTATCCTTCACACGGAAATCTTGCTCCCTATAGAGATTACATAACAAATTTTTTGATTTACATTATTCTGAATTTATGTTACAATGAACTTATTAAATTGAATGGGGAGATAAAATATATGTATAAGGAAGAAAGAAATCCGTTTTTCCCGGTAAGAAAAGAATGTGTTATTACCGCCGGTTCTCAAATTGATACAGGTAAATTTGCCCTTATCAATGATGAAACCAATGATGTTCTGGGCCTTGTGGGGAAGGATTATGAAATTGTTGAAAATTCTGAAATAAATAGCCTTTTTCAGGAAGCAATCCAAGACCTTGAGGTCAAGGAGACTATCGACCATCTTGATGCCAACACAAAGAGATGGAAACGCCATATTGTTTTTGGTGATGATTCTTTAAATTTTGATATTAATGGTAAAGGTGATATTGTTGGTGTGTTACTTGAAATTTTTAATGGATTGACCGGACGCACTTCATTTGGTTATAATTTGATGGGGTATAGATGGTTCTGTAAAAATGGTATGGTATCAGGAAAACAGAAAATTTTCTCCGAGTCACTTGGCCATTATGTTGGGAACCCAGAAAAACTTCGAGAATCCTTCGAAATGAAGTTTGACCTTTTCAAAGATCAGGTTGAAGGTTGGAGAGAATGGGTGAAAATTCCTTTTAATAAGGAAATGTTTGATAGGTTTGTTGACGATAAAAAATATATTACTGAGAAGGTTGGTAATGATGTAAAAGATAAATTTCATCCAATTCTTAACCTTGAGAAATTAGATGAAAATAAGTGGGGCGCATTTAATGTCCTTACTTATTTAGCCACACATGAAACTAAGGCACAAAAAGGGTCTAATGTATTTAGCAACCGTTTTAATAACATAAACAGACTGGCTACCGATCTATATTACTGGGAAGATAGGCGGACGGCATAAAAATAAAATACCCAGGTAATGTATGTTACCTGGGTATTATAAAGGATTTTAAAATGAATTTATTAACACCAGATGAATATGATATAAAAATCCAGGAATATCAGGAACAACTTAAAGAAATGTTCCTTAGTAAGGTTGCGACTAACCTTAAAAAATTCAGAAAACGTACCAATTGGTTTTTAAAATTAAGTCCTGAAAGTCGTGAGGATATAAGAAAATATATAGAAAGTTGTGGATGGACAACTACAACATCTAGAACAGATACATTGATCTTAAAAAAGGAAAAATAAATGATTCTTAAGTATTCAAAAACTAATACACCTTATATAGAATTGGATAAAGGAGCCAAGTTAATTTTTTCTTCATCCACAGAATCTCCTAAAGGATTCAAATATTTGGTTTTTAGTAATAGAATAACAAAAACTCTTTGTATAAGTGGAGCAAAGGCAAAAAAGGCGAGATATGCCAAAATTTGGGAAGATTGTAACTTTACAACTACTATGGATTTTGATAAAATTCCACGTAAAGCTAAAGAATTTGGATTATCCAATATTACAAGAAAGATATTAAAAAAATTGATATTTGGAATGACAGATGGTGAAGGCCATTTTCATAGAAATAATTTAAAAACTTTGGAATTGAAATTAAATGAAATTAATGGATTAGATTCGGATAATTGCGATGATGATCTTACTGCAACGGAGAGTTATGATGATTAAATATTGTTTTGTATGTGGAAAAAGAATGGTATGAAAATATAATATAGTGAGGCTGGGTGGCGAAATTGGCAAGTAAGCGCACAATAAGTGGACGGCTGGTAAGGCTTGCCATTTTACCATTGGTAGACGCATAAGGCGCGGTAATTAATAACGTTACATAGTATAAGTTTGAATCCTGTTCCGGTTAAATCAAAGAAAGGAGTTAGTTCCAATAAAATGAGAAATTGTGATTTTTATTACTTAAAAAGAGACAATATATTATACAAATAAGAAAGGAGAATAATAATGTCAAAAGTAAGAACGGAAGTTAAAACTCATGATTGTAATGATTGTGGACGTGCCAAGTGTGGCGGCGATGTTCTTAGAGGTAAGAGAGGAATGTTTAAGAGATTTATTAGTTGCCCGGGTCAAATTAAATTGGAGCCGATGAAAGTAACTTTATTGGAAAATGCTTCCAAGTATGATGGGTTTGCAACTGAACTTAATCGTATTACCAGAGATATGGGCCTTATTTTCCAGGAGAGAAAATTTTATCCGTATTTTAGGTTTCTTCAGACATAAATTTTATATATGAGGTGACTGTGGGCCTGGTAAGAATACCGTTTATATCATTACACCTACCACAAAGGTCATAAGTATATGAATATAATTGTCATGACGCGGTATTTTAATGTGATTTGCAACACATGGTAAGGACAGGAGCGGAGTGTGGAATCCCGCCATATATAAATAATATAAAAAGTTTACAAAAAAACCTATTTGTGATATAAATAAATATAGAAATTAAACGAAAGGAAAAATATGAAAATTTATAATTTAAAACAAAAATTTGATAATAAACAATCTATAGATGGTCTTATTTTTGTTCATATATTCCTGGCCTCTTATAATGAACAAATTAATGGATGGTCATTAATAGGAGATAATACATAAGGTAGAAACCAAAATAATAGAGGTGTTAAGGGGTTTCTACCATAAAAGTAGAAACCTCTTTTTGTTTACGGTAATGATGGCGAAATGGTAGCCGCGCAAGGCTGTGGCCCTTGTGTCCGTAAAGGACGTGCGGGTTCAAATCCCGTTCATTACCCCAAAATTATGGGTCTTTAGTGTAATGGTACCACGATCGGCTCCAGACCGATTAATGAGGGTTCAAATCCTTCAGGACTCGCCAAAGGAAATAATAAATTATGAGGTATGGAAAGATTATAGAAATTACAAATGAATATGGTGCCAATGATTCTGATGTTATTGTTTATACTAAAACCGAAGATAATGCAATTATTGGATTATATATAAGTAAGTGTTATGGATTTATACCAAAAATAGGTTATAAAGTAAAAATTACTAATGGTGATATGTTAATACAAGTATAAATAATGTGTGGATTTCCTTACAGGTGACTGTAAATCACTTGGCTAAAGTAAGGTGGATGCCTTGGGGGTTCGATTCCCTGTCCACGCACCAAAATTAATAAATTTACATTATTTTGAATTTATGTTATAATAAACTTATCAAATGAAAGGAAATAAAATATGTATAGATATGATATAAAATGGGGAAAACCAGATGTTATAAATCAAAAATTGATTGGAAAATTGTTTTATAGAGGAGAAAATCAAATGGTTCCTGCTTTTGAAATAGCAGATATAGATGTTTCTTCAGGTAATACAGGAATATGTCGTGTGGGATATGAAGAAACATCGGATATTCTTATAACCGAAGATGATTCTGAAAAGATAATGCAAATGATGACACATTATTGGCAAGGATTTTTTAGTAAAGATGTTTCTTGGTTATGGGTAATGGATCCTGTTCAAAATGAAATATATGACGAGGATCCGGATGACGATCCTTGTTGGGATTGTGATTGGTTTGAAGACTGTAAATAATGTGATATTATGTAATTTGGGTTCCATAGTGTTAACGGTAGCACGAAAGATTGTCGATCTTTTAGAGCGGGTCCAAATCCCGTTGGGACCGCCAAAATATATAAATGATGTAAATGGGACATGTGCCCATTGGATAGCAAGACAAATGATACCAGACAAAACTTGCTGAATCTATCCTTTTGGTATGGTGTAGGGCGTCATTTATAATAACTTTCGTGGAGTGGTGCTAACGGTAGCATGGGGCGTTTGGATCGCTCTGATCTCGGTTCGAATCCGAGCTCCGCGACCAAAAATTTTAGTCCCATAGTTTAGTGGTAGAATATCAGGCTTTCAACCTGAAGACAGGGGTCCAATTCCCCTTGGGATTACCAAACTTTTGGCCCGGTAACTCAATTAGGGAGAGTGCCACCCTTGCAAGGTGGAAGTTAAGGGTTCGATTCCCTTCCGGCCCACCAACTTTCATGGGTTTATAACTTAGTGGTAAAGTGGCCGGTTCTTACCCGGTAAACTGGAGTTCGATTCTTCATAAACCCACCAATATTATAAGTGTATAACTTAGTGGCAAAGTAATGGGAGTGTAGCCAACTGGTATGGCACCAGGCTTTTAACCTGGGCACAGATGAGTTCGATTCTCTCCGCTCCCACCAAAATTTAAAAATATGTCTTTTCGGATATCCTATAAGGGATTATCTCATTAGACATCCAAACTGGGTGATAATAAGCGTTTTCTTCGGGTTTGCATCACTCCTGTATATATGAAAGATACCTATAGATATATATGGAATTCCCGGAGTATAATTTTGCCCTCATAGCGTTACGGCCTTCTAAGCCGCGCATTAATAATAACGTAACGGACGCATGCAGGTTCGATTCCTGTTGAGGGCTCTTTTTAGAAATAATGAAGTTTGATTTATAAATATTTATGGGCTGATAGTGTTAATGGGAGCACGACTGGCTTGCATCCAGTAAGTTTCGGTTCGAATCCGAATCTGGTCCACCAATAAATACTCCTGTAGCTGAACGGAACAGCGCCTGGTTACGAACCAGGGATAATGCAGGTCCGAATCCTGTCAGGAGTGCCAATTTTAGTTTACAATTATGATAGTTTATGTTAATATGGAAGAGTCGTCCATGGGGATAAAGAGTTTTGAAAGCTCTGGCGTATAATAGCGTAGCGGGTTCGATTCCTGTCTCTTCCGCTCTTAAATAAAAATAATCTATCTAAATGGGGTAAGAAAAGAGGTAAAAAAACCTGTTTATTAAAAGATGATTTTTTGAAACATATGCGACTTTCGTAGATTGGGTAATTACATCGGCTTGAAACCCCGAAGAACTCCGTTCAACTCGGAGAGGTCGCACCAAGTTTTTGATGGAAGAATTCTATTCGGAGAGGTCGTACCAAATTTTGATGGGTGCTGGTTGCTATAGTTTTCCGAGTAAGAACCGGGTTACTATATGATGTATGGTGCCAAATAATAAGTTAGTAACTTATGAGGTGGTGTAACTGACCCCAATCGGTGGCTAAATACTAATAAGAGGTTCGATTCCTCTTCTCATTACCAATTTTTCTTCTAAGTTGAATAAAGGGCTAAATTTTATAGTCGGGTCTTCTAACGGCAAGAAAAGCGCCTGATGAGCGTTTAATGAAGGTTCAATTCCTTCTCCGACTACCAACAATTATGTTATGAAATTGATATAAGTTAAGTGGTTATTTCAAATAGGAAAAAGGATAGATAATGAATTAAGAAAATTAAATGTAATAAATACATTTTTCATGGGTGATTGATGGGAATTGGTATACCTGTTGGACTTAAAATCCAATGTTTCCCGGTTCGATTCCGGGATCGCCTACCAAATTAGTGGCCATAATCCTCCGTGGGTTTATAAGCGCCACACGATTTCAGTGATGTAATATCTATATAGTGTGGGTTCGACTCCCATTATTTCTACTAAAAAAGTTTACATTTACTATAAAATTTGATATAATAGCTCTATGATGTAATGGTAGCATATGAGACCTTGACTCTCATTGTTTAGGTTCGAATCCTAATAGGGCTTCCAAAAGAAAGGATAAAATATGGAAAAAGTGATAAAACTACCTAAATTTATTGGTCCAATAATGCCCGAAAAACTTCTTCCTAAAAATTTTAACAAGGAAAAGAAAAGAAAGGTAAAAAAATAATAATTTAATTATAATAACGTGATTTGAGCCTCCTTAGTTTAATTGGTAGAATACTAGCCTTGTAAGTTTGAGAAATCGGTTCGATTCCGTTAGGAGGCTCCAAGAAAGGAATAATTATGAATGAATATTTTAAAGAAGTAATTGATAAAGAGGTTAAAATAATAAATAAACGAACAAAATCTTTTAAGGAAGCAATTGATAAAGGTTGTTTAATAGTCCTTACTAATTGTACTTGTGGTGGAGATTTTGCTTGGCTTATGCCTGATTGTAATTATTATGGATGTATTTGTCATAATGAACCTCCGATAGAAGGTAAAGATTATTAGGAAAATTAATATGGAGGAAATTAAATGAAATTTGGTGAATATGTGAAATCTTTGAATGAATTTTTAAAAGATTATCCTGAATGTTCTGATATGAAGACGGTTTATGCAGGTGATGATGAAGGAAATTCTTATGAAGACGTGTTATGGTTTCCTTCCAGAGGACATCTTGATGATGATGATGATGGTGGATGGTACCAAGATGAGGATTTAGAAGGAAAAGAAATAAATGCGGTTTGTATAAATTAGGGGACGTAAATGGTATTCGACGTGGATAATGAGATGTAGGTTGCAATTACGGGATGGCATGTAACCCGTTATAAACATGACCAACTTAAATATAATTGCAGACGATTATAGTTACGATCTAGCCATAGCGGCTTAAATGATCTGCCTTGTAAGTTTTCCTTTCGGATTTATAAAGGTACCGATTAGAAAGGTAAGAGATTTTGAATTCCTGTTATTCTTTATTTTCCGACAATTTAAACAGGTGCATATATTAATGTAATGTGGGTTTAACATGGTATATAAAGAAATTATAACCCATAATGATTGTAATCCAACTGAAGTTGATAATTTGCGGACGCCGGTTCGATTCCGGCCGTCTCCACTTTTAAATTATAGAAAGGAAGAAAGATGAAATACATTGTAGAAATTATAATTGATTTAGATGATGAATATACAAAAGAAGAAATATATAATATGGTGGAAGAAAATATGTTAGGACATATTGATTGTGCTCCATTTTCAGTAAGTATAGGAAAAATTGATAACATTATAGAAGAAATTAAAACCTTTACAATACTTTGTTCTAATTGTAATAATGATTTTAAACCTGATATTGAAAATGTATGTTTTGCTTATGCCGATGGATATGAAGATGTCTTATGGATAAAATGTCCTTATTGTAAATATGTACAAGAATTAGATAAGGAGTAAAATAAAATGTATAATGTTGTTTCAGTGCCTGATGGTGATTGGAGTGTTCTTTATATATACAATAATAAGGTATATGAAGGACATAATGTTGATGGTAGTTTAATTAAAGCTATTGCCGAAAATTTAGGAGAAGTTGTAAATTTTTGGGAGTTTACAGATATTGAAGAATATGATGGTTCTACACCAGATATATTCTCCGTAATAGTAGGTTTGAAGAAAACAGTATAATTTACATTTTAATCAAATTTTGTTATAATAAGGAAAGTTAGATAAAAAAATTTTTGCCGGGTACGCTAGTTGGCAAGCGGCTTGCCTGTTAAGCAAGTGTAATCCGTGAAAACGGTGCGCTGGTTCGATCCCAGCCCCGGCAGCTCAAAATTTTAAGGAAAAATCATCGTACTTGTATAAATAATAACAGAGAATGTTATTTTATGAGGAGGGTATGATGAGTAAAAATAGTGAGGCAGTAAAGGCATGGAGAAAAAGAACAAAAGAACGTATGGTGGATGCATTTGGGAGGAAATGTTGTTGTTGTAGAAACGAATTTCAGGATGAAGTATTTGACTTCCATCATTTGGACCCAACTGAAAAAGAGTTTGGATTAGGAGCAATCAGAGCAAATAATATAGCATGGAAACGTATAGTCAATGAGTTAAAAAAATGTGTTATGGTATGCGCTAATTGTCATAGATTGATTGAATATGGATATATATATGTTCCTGATAATGCATTGATGTTTAATGATGATTTTACAGATTACCGTGTGGCATTTAAAATAGATGTTAAGAAAGACTTATGTTGTGTATGTGGTAGAGAAAAACCTACAACACAGAAAAATTGTTCTAGAGAATGTTATATAAAAAGTCAATGGAAAGCAGATTGGGATAATATTGATTTACTTGAAATGAGAAAAATAATGTCCAAGAATCAAATAGCAATTAAGTTAGGAGTATCATGGGCAACCATAAATAACAAGTTAAAATAGTTATTTTTCATGAAAGAAAGGTGATGTTATGAATTTTATCAATAAGAATGTAACGGATAAAGATAAAGATTTATTTTTTGGTCCTGTTGGGCCTACTGATTTTTTCATAGAAATAAAAGATAATTGGATTATGGCACATATAATAAAAAATGCTGGAATTTTTCCATCTACATCACAGGCAAAGAAAAATGGATGGGATAAAGAAATTCCTAAAGGATTTACAGAATTAATGGTAGGTAAAAAAGCAAAACGTAAGAATATTTTTATTTTGAATATCTAATAAGCGGGTATGGTGTTAATGATAGCATAGGAGATTTCCAATCTCTAGGTCATGGTTTAAATCCATGTACCCGCTCCAAGGAAATAAAATGAAAAAATTATTGAAAAAAATTAGGTATGATTGTTATGGAATGTGCGGACATAGTGTTGAAAAGTATATTGTATCAGAATTTATCAATCATACTGAATGGTTTTGGTGTCCAAATTGCCAAAAAGGAACTTTACATTTTGGCCATCTTATGATAAAATAAGTAATTATAGTCCCTTAGTAGAAATGTATAACACCTGGTTTACACCCAGGAGAACACGGGTCAGTACCGTGAGGGACTACCAAAAATTAAATATTGCGGTGTTGAGAAGTCTGGCCTATCTCGCCGGTTTCATAAGCCGGATGCCTTTAATTGGGCTCGGAGGTTCAAATCCTTCCACCGCTTCCAAAAAGAAAGGATTATAATAAAAATGTAATATTTTATGTTCTAATTATTATAGAAAATTACATTAAAATATGGATAATATGGGGGAATAGAGGAACGGTCTACTCACATGGTTTAGGCCCATGGCCTTCGGGCGTCCTGGTTCGAGTCCGGGTTCCCCTACCAAATTGGTTAATTTAAGGTTTTTCGTCTAACGGGAAAGGATAATAGCCTCTCAAGCCGTAGATGGGAGTTCGAGTTTCCTAAAGATCATTAAAGGAGGATTATATAAATGGGATGGTGTTCAGGTACATATATATTTGATAGTGTGGTTGATCCAATTATATATATGGATATAAATGATGGTGATAAAAAAGAGATTATAAAAACTTTAATAGAAGCGTTATGGAGTCAAGATTGGGATTGTGAATATGATAGTGATCTAATTGGGAATTCCCTTGTGGTAGAATGTTTAGAAGAATTAGGTTTTGAGTTCAATGAATAAGCAGGTATGGTGTTTAATGGTAGCACGTGGCGTTGCCGACGCTAAAGTTCCGGTCCGAATCCGGGTATCTGCTCTTTTAAAAATAAAATATTTACTTTTTATATAAATTTTGTTATAATAAGGATATTAAAGATTTTGGGGAAAATTTACTCCTGGCGGGGAGTAAATTGAAAATGTAAGGAAAAGTCGGTTGATAAGGCCGATAACTTAACTGAACAGGGATTGTGCCCAGGTGACCGTTCATAACAGAAAGGATATTATGTAAAGTATTGTGGGTAGAACTGATATATATCAGGCCGATAATGTCTCCATAATGTCTATAATGTTATGACACCAAATCGTAGACATACGGGTTCAGGTTCGGAGAACACTTAATTACAAGTTACTTGTCTCTCCGTTGAGAGTACAAATCTCTCTTTTCATTCCCTAAATTATAATGGATTATGGGATAACCGTGATAACTATTTAGTTATTTTTAGCATATTTGAAATATGTCGGCCCCATGATCCATTATTATATGGGTAATGAAGGTTCCCGTGGCGAGTCCTTCCAGTTATAAATGGGTAGTACACTCATGATGTAATAAAAAATGCCACAACAATTTTATTAAGTTGGCAATGGAGTATGAGGAGTTTCCGTGGGCAACCGACGGGTTATTAGACTTCTGTGAGTAATATAATAATTCCGGAAAATCTTATATCATAAAAATCCTATATTATTGTCCAGTTTTTCTGGAATATTTGTGAAATGGGCTGAAAGCCTTGGATAATATATCCTTAACGGTATTCTGGAAGGCACAGGTACTTTAGTCCACTGTGCCATAATTTTTGCTCCCTTAGTTTAATGGTAAAACAGCGTCTTTATACGGCGTAAACACTAGATTGGTGTGAGATCGGGGTTCGACTCCCTGAGGGAGTACCAATTTTAGTATATAAAAGGGGTTGAGTTGTTCTTATACAACTCCTCAAAATGATCCCAATAAAGGAATAGTTGGAAGGCTTTGCTGAGGGATCCCTAATACCTTATCTGGTGGCCACTAGATATACATTAGTGAATAAGTCTTTCCCGGTTTTGGTCCTATATCCAAGTGACAAGGCTATCGTCCGCAACACGATTTGTTTAGGGTTTGACTCCCTATAGGACCTCCATTATTTTTTGGTAAACGATATAAAAATTGTGTAGAGGTACCAGCAACAGCTAAGGCTTAAAGTGGAGATCACAAACTCGAACAGGTCACCTCCGTTTACCATTAATTTTAGAAAGGAAATAATATGATTTATTGGATGTTTGATACCTTTTAAGTTTATTAAAAATTTAGGAGGTTAAAAAATGGAATATGGTGAAATTTTATATCGTGGAAGATGGATTTATATTCCTGGTATTAAAAAATTTTGTCAATTTTTTCGTTTTCGTATGGATCCTGTACCTTTTATTTTTCGTTTTAGAGGAGGTAATTGGAATAGAAGGTTATCAACCACACAAGAAAAAAAAATGTATTATGCTCATATAGGTCAGTGTGGAATTCGGTGTAAAAGAAAACCAAAGAATCTTCCTGATACATGGGATGAATATCCTCGTGGAGATTTATTTATAAAAAAATCATGGAAAAAAAGGAAAAAGAAAAAACAATATATGAAAGGATAAAAAATATGTTATCGTGAGCTGATATAGATTTAGATGGGACTTTAGCTATTTCTGTTATTAAAAAATACAGGTGAAATTTTAGGTGAATATTTAGATATGCAGAGGGAGTTAGATAATGTGTAAATGTGAGAATTGTGGAGCATTTTATTGTTTAAAAATATATGATATGTGCCCATATTGTTGTATATATAAAGGAGGATAAAGGAGGATAAATGAAAGAATTATCAAATTATCCAAAAATGCTTTGTCCATTTATTCGTAAAACCTATAAAATTAATAGAGATGATTGGATAAAATATGGTAAAGAACTTCAATTAAGATCTCCAGAAGTATATTTGGTTACACCTGAGGTTACACCTGGTTATGAATGGGTAATTGATGATCCTAATACATTCGCGGTAGAAAAACTTGATGGAACCAATGTAAAACTTCTTACAGAAAACGGAAAATTGGTTTCATTATACAATAGGACCAATCAAATTGATCCATTGAACCTTTTTCAAGCCAAGGGTAAACTTGCTATAATAGAAGGAGTTTTTAGAGCTATATCAAAGAGTTATATTCAAAGAGACGGAGAACAAGCCGGTGAAGTGGTAGGTAATAAAATTCAACAAAATATTTATGGTTTAAATTATAATATTTGGTATCCATTTGAAAAGGCTATTAAACACCTTAGATATAAATCATTTCACCAACATGATAGAACATTTGAGAATTGGAGTTTATGGTTTAAAGATTATTTATTTTCTCTTTTCTCTGGTAAAATGGGCAATAAGGTTATGGCCGAAGGTATTGTTTTTTATAATTTGAAAAGAATGTTTGAAGGTAGAGTATATAGGGCAAAACTCCGTAGGGACATGTGGGTTTGGGCATATAATAACAAGATGGAAATATATAATTATCCGTATTAGGAGAAATTTTATAGATTATGGCTTTAAAAGGAACAAAACAAACAGAAAAGTGGAAGACATCACATTGGAACGTTTTACAAAGGATTATATAAGAAAGGATAAAATATAATGAAAGGGACTAAGGAATCATGTAAGTGTCGTAGGTGTAGAAATGCATGTTTCTATAAACCTGGTTGGTTTATACCTGGTGAAGCTGAAAAGGTTGCTGAATATTTAAATATATCATTGAAAGAATTATTTCACACTAAACTTATGGTTGATTGGTGGGTTAATTATCCTAAAAATATATATTTATTGGCTCCAGCAATTATGGATAAGGAACCAGGTAAAGAATATCCTGGTAATCCTATAGGTAGATGTGTATTTTTTACTGAATATGAATTATGCGAGATACATCCAGTTAAACCATTTGAATGTAAGGAACTTCTTCATGGTGTAAATGCATCACATGAAGAAACAGCTAAAACATGGAAAAATAATCAAGGCCAAGTAGAAGAATTACTTGGTAGGAGGCTTGAATAACAGGAGGTGTTTTATTTTTAGATATACTTATGAAGGGCTTATAAGGACAACAACTTATAATATAATACCCTGGATATTTGCCTTTTCTATTAGCGAAGTTATGAACCCAGGTAAAACTGAAATGTATGGAATGGTATTATTACATATAACACCTTTTTTTGCATTTGGAATTGTATTGCCGGTATTTATGTTAAATTTAATTGTAAGGTGGAAATATACTTAAATAATTTTAGGAGGTAAATTGTGAGAAAGGTTTATAAATATGAAGTTAAAAATGTTATGGATTTACCTATAGGAACAGAAATATTGAAAGTAGATTTTCAATATGGAAAGTTAATGATATGGTGTAGTGTGAATGTTGTAAAAGGATTAAAAGAATATAGAAAATTTCAATCTGTTATGACAGGCGGTGTAATTCCTGATAATTCTGTTTATATAGGAACAGCATTAGATGACAATAAAACTTATATAGAACATTTATATGAAATAGTATTTTAAATTGCCCTTTATTTTAATTGGTAGAATGTCGGTCCCGTAAACCGAAGACGGCGGTTCAATTCCGCTAAAGGGCTCCAAGAAAGGAATTTATAATGCGATATTTTACCGCGGATACTCATTTTGGTGAAAACGATATAATTAGACTTTGTAAGCGTCCATTTAAGAATACAGCAAAGATGGATACAACCCTTATTAAAAATTTTAATAAGGTTTTAAAACCGGAAGATGAATTATTTATTATCGGCGATTTAACCGTTTTTGGTCCTGAAAAGAAGCCTTATATAGAATCACTTGTTAAGAAAATTAATTGTAGGAAATACCTTATACTTGGAAATCATGATAGATTTAAACCATTTGATTATGAAGAAGTTGGTTTCATAAGTGTCCATACCGCTCTGGAAGTTGATGGATATATTTTAAGACATGATCCGGCATGTGCTATAGTAGCCCCAGAAAAAACATGGTTTTGTGGCCATGTTCATACTTTATTCAAGAGAATAAAAAATGTGGTCAATGTAGGTGTTGACCAATGGAATTATTTTCCCGTTTCTTTAGAAGTTCTTGAATCCTACCTAAAAAAGCCGTCATAGTGTAATTGGTAGCACGCCACCTTGGTATGGTGGATGGTGGAAATCGTGGGTTCAAATCCCCGTGATGGCTCCATTATTAAAAATTATAGTTTACAAAATAATCAATTAATGTTATAATGTATAAAAAATGTCGAAAGGACTATTATGGAATATAGTGAAATTGAAAGTTCTATTAGAAAATATATTGCTTTGAGTGTATTTCCAAAATATATGGAAGCAAAAAAGATCCTTGATGAAGGAGAAATGGTCTTTTTAATGACAGAATTAGATGTATATTTGGATGAACTTTTTTATTCTTTTGGTTTTAAAATTGAGGAATGCGAAGATAATATGATTGAAGCCATGGATAAGGAAATTAATATTAAGGAGAAAATTAATGACATTAACGAATAATCAATGGATTTATAAATATATACCAAATTCTTTTAAAGAAATGGTTTTAAATGAAAAAATTCGTCCAAAATTAGAAAAGGCAATAAAAGATGTACCTAATCTTATGCTTTTTGGTACTGCGGGTGTTGGTAAAGGCACATTTGTGAATGTTCTACTAAAAGAAACAGGTATGGATTATATGTGGATTAATGCTTCAGATGAAACAGGAGTTGATGTTATAAGAGATAAGGTAACACATTTTGCCACATCTCTTGGTGTAACTGAAATGAAATTGGTTATTTTTAATGAAGCCAGTGCTTTGTCTTCTGGAGCCTCAGGTGCACAAAAGATATTAAAAGAACTTATAGAAACCACTCATAAAATAACAAGATATATTTTTATGTTTAATGAGGAACATTTGATTATACCTGAATTGAAGTCCAGATGTCAGGTGATAAAATTGGATTCTCCGCCAGGAGCTGAAATTTATAAATATGTCAAAAAAATACTTGATACGGAAAAAGTTAAATATTCACCTAAAATGGTTGCTAATATTATAAAAAAATGTTATCCTGATATAAGAAAAACGGTTATGACATTACAGGAAAACACTATAAAAGGTAAACTTATAGGTGATATGATATCCACTTCAGAGGAAGTATGGCAAGAAATATTAAATCAAATTATTTCAATGGATATGGAAGGTTTAAGAAAAAACCTTAGAAGTAATTTTATAGCATATACTGAATTATATGCTTTCCTATATGAAAATATTGGTACATTTAAAACACCAGGCGAAGCTATAATTGAAATTGCGGATCATTTAAGATGGCATAATGATGTTGCTAATAAAGAAATAAATTTTATGCATATGGTAATGAAAATGGCTAAGAGTGGAGTAATATAATGTCCATATATATTATGGTTTTGATATTATTAGTTAATTTCCATGAATAATCCACTTGAACATAGGTGTCCATATTGTTTTGAAGTTATAGATTATATTATATATTATGATGCGGTATTTTTATATGTTTATTGTTATTTTTGTGGTGAATGTATAGATAGTTCTAAAAGACGGAAAACAAGTGGTAGTTATGGTATAATTAATATTTAAAAGGTATAAAAATGGCCACAATAAATAAACATTGTGATGATTGTAAGGATGTATTAGGTAAAGAATACAAAAATATTCATATATGGTTGGATTGTTATGCTAGAATTTTTCCTATAAAAATATATTCAGATTACCATAGATCATTTAGACATAATTCATATGGAATAGAATGTGCGAAAAAACTTTTTGGAAAAACCGCAAGTGAGGCTGTTAAAATACATTTGGTTAGAGATATGGATGATATTTTGCCAAGGGATTTTGATATTTGGGATTATAAAAATGTTATTGATAAAATGTTATTATATTTTAATGATATGAATAATATGGAACCATTCTTATATAAATCTTTTTTAAAAAATAAAATAGGAATAGTTGCTGCCGCTAACCAATATGATAATTTAACAGGTAAGGAGGGACCATGGTAGTAAAACCCATAACAATATTTACATTTCTAAATCAAATATATTTTAAAACTACCGTTTATCCTTATGATAAGAAGATAGCATCGGCATATATGTTATCCTGGTGGTTGTCACATGATTCGTCATTGATTAATATTGTTAATAAAATAAATCGTTTACAATTTAGCCTAAAAGATGATATAATTTATAAATATTATTTTGATAAAGTTCCAAAAGGTAAAAGATATATAAAGTGGACAAAAAAGACTCCAGAAGATAAGAAAAAAGGTGAAATAATTGAAAGAATGATGAAAGAAAGGCACCTCTCTAAAAATGAATGTAAAAGGTTAATACCACATATGATAAAAGTTAATAAGGAGAAATAATGGAAATAAACGTAGAAAATTTTAAAACTGTGTTGAAAAAGGCGACAATGAACTTTAGTATAAATTCTGTCCAGTTAAAGGTTAATCAAGACAGAATAACTTCACAGATGATAAATGATGAAAGGGACGTTATTGTTTTTTTAAATATGGAGAATAATGTGTTTAAAAATTGTGGTGAAATGGAATTGAATTTTGGAAATCCATCACAACAGTTGATTCCTTTTCTTAATCTTATTGATGATGAAGAAATTAATATGGTTTTAAAAGATGAAAAAATGGTATTAAAAAATGGCAGACAGAAATCTAATATCCATTTTTGTTCACCTACTGTGGTTGGTGTGTTTTCATCACAACCACAAATTATTGATAATTTTCTTGAAATGGTAATTGATGATGAATTTCAAGAAAATTTTGATAAAATAAAGAAAATGGGTGCAAGGTTTGGTAGTATCTATTTCAACGTGGAAAATAAAATGTTTTCTATTGAAATAACAGATAAATCAAATAGATACGCTAATGGTTTAAAATTTGATTTAATGGATGTTAATTTCAATGATCTAACAATGAGATTTAATTTTAAAAATGTTGTAAACTTGATGGCAGTTGTGAACGGTAATAATAATGATTTTAAAATGAAGTTTGCATATAAACCAGATCAAGAGATGGGAATGATTACTGTTCAAAATGAAAGTTCAGATGAATTATATTATCTTTTGAGTAGAGAAGTATAAAGTTTACTTTTATACTAATATGATGTATAATAAAAATAAACAAATAAAAAGGGAGGAAATTTTAAAATGACTGGATATTGGGATGGAGATACAGGAAGATCCGATGTTGTAAGTATGCCGTCAGATCTTAATACATTTATTCGTGTAAATGGTAGTGATGTGGAGGTACAACCAAACACATCTTTTACTGAAACCGTTGTGAAAGTGGCAGAGGATGCAGGTCTTGGTAAATTTAGATTGTTTTTAGATGGAAATGAAGTTCTACCAAATGATGCGCCTGATATTATTAGCGAAGGTAGTAGAATTGAATTACGTCCATTTGAAGTGGCGGGAATCTAAATATAAATCGGTAGATAATAATTATGGGTTCTCTTATAAAATAATAAGGGAACCCATCATCATTATAAAGGAATTTAAAGCCCATGATGGAAGATATATTAAAAAATATGGATAAGAAAAAAGAAGAAATATTAGGATTGGTGGATGAAAAAATTGTTGACTCTATAAAAACAAATGGAATATCAATGAGGATTGGTAATAAGATAATAAAAATGGATCTGGTCCAAGAAGAAATATCATCAATAGAGGACGAAATAAGAGAAGAATTTAGAGAGAAATTGGTTTCTAAAATGAAATTTATTCGAGATGAAGTTAATAAAAGAAGTATAGAAACTTCACAATTAATATCAACATTTAAGTTATCATATGAAAAAAAGAAAGCCGATTATGATAGAAAAATAGCTTCAATCATTTCAATGCCAGAGGTTAATATAGAACATGCCATTCAAGGTTTATCTGTTGTTAGAGGTCAACATGGAGATGGTTCATATACATGGTTTGTCCAAGGTATTTATTGGCCAAAAACTGTAGATTTTAAAAATATTAATCCTAAAATGTCAAAGAAGATGTTGACAAATATTATTTTTAGAATTGATACTGAAGGATATAGAGTGGTAAAAGTATCTACACATAAAATAATAGGATTAGAGTATTTTCAACATTACCATCAACATAATCCTGATTGTTGGGGTAAATGGACATACCCTAATACATGGAGTACACCTAGTGATATAATAGCCATTGCAAGGAAAGCTGAAGCAGTGTTGGAGAATATAAATATAAAATCTATTGCAATGGAAAATCCAAGAGGTCTTCCAAGAAAATCTACTTTAATAAAACATTTGGTTGATAAAAAAATTAATCAAAAATTATCAATGGATTCTTCACGTGTTGGTATAACAGAAAATGTAAGACAAAACGATATGAATGTGTGGGGATCATAAAATGAATGATTTATACATGAGACAGGAAACTTTAAATTTAAATACAAAACAAACGGTTACAATTATAGGTTGTGGTGGAATTGGATATTGGGTAGGTAAATTTTTAGCAATGTCTGGTATTGAGAAAATTTATGCTTTTGATCATGACATTATGGAAAAGCATAATTTTAATAGAATTGATTTACCTTATTTGAAGTTTATAGGTAAAAATAAAGCCGATATTTTGAAACTTATAGTTGAAAATCTAAGGCCTGATTGTGATATAGAGACATTTCCTTATGAATTTTCAGAAAACCACATATTGTTTATAAATGATAGTGATTGGTTATTAGATTGTACGGATATATTAGAAACACAAATGAAAAATCAAAAAATAGCAAGGAATAATGGAATAAAATATGTTAAGGCTGGTTATGATGGAACTCGGGTATCCATAAGTGATTCTGTGGCTACATGGGGCAAAGCTCCGGATGGATATACTATTACGCCATCATGGGTATCCCCGGCAGTGATAGTGGCTTCTATGGTAGTTGCTAAAATAATGAAATATACAGATAAGGAAATGGGCTGCAATATAGAAAGGTTATATATATAATAAATAGAAAGGGGAGATAAAAACTGTATTGATAAAAGGAAGATAATATGAGTAGAAGAAGAAAATGGAAAAATAAAGGAAAGGTAAAGGATAATGTTATGGACACTGTTATTAAAAATGTTGTTCCTTTTGTAAAAAAGTCGTGGGAGGCTAAAATTGAAACTATGACTGAGTGTGGTAAAGCTCCTTCTGAAATAATTGTTTGGTTTTCACCTATAGTTAAATTAAAGATTGATAGACTTATGGAGGTTATGGGTAATATAGAGTGGTTAGGGTATTTAATAGGAGATAAAGAGACATATACGGTTACTAATATTTGGATCCCTTCACAAAAGGTAACATCTACTAGTGTGAATAATGTTGAATGTCCTGAATATAATGAATTATCTGTAATTGGTGTAATACATTCTCATCATAATATGGGGTCGACTTTTTCAGTAACAGATGATGAATGGATTAATCAAAATCATGGTATATCAATGTGTGTATCTAAGGACGATATTAAGGGGCATGTTAGGTGGAAAACTCCTTGCGGAGGATTAAAGTTTATAAAAGCCATTTCTAAATTAAAAATGGGTGTTATTTTAGAAAAAGATAAATTTGATAAGGTAATAAAGGATAATATAAAGAAACAAATTTATACTACACCTTTATATTCTATTAAGAAATTTGATAATAACGAATGGGTTAGTAATAATTACCCTGGAAATATACGAACGGTAGGTGGTAATCATATTGTTAATCCTATTACAATTGAAGAAAAAAATGAGGTAGATGAATTAAATTTTGATGATGAAATGAGTTTACAAAGTGAATTGGAAATGTTGGAAATCAGTAGTATGTAATATGAGTATGTTTTTTATAAATGTATGGTCGGTATAACAGGCGGGATATACAACTCAAAAAACATAATACCTGAATAGAATAGAATATTATAAAAGTATTGGGTTAGAGAAAAATGCCATACCGTAATTAAACGGTATGGCATTTTTTTTGGTTTACATTTTTATGGAAATATGGTATTATAATAGAGGAGGAGGAGAAGTTATGAAAAAATTTAGAGTTTATGGAATTATAACAGCATCAACATGTATAGGTGAATATGATGCCGAAACGGCCGAGGAAGCTGAAAAGATGGCATGGGAAGACGCCGGTTATCCTTCAATTTGTTACCAATGTTCTAAAGAAATAGATTTAGGAGAGATATATGAATTACAGGTGGAAGAGGCATAAATACTTATATTAGATTAAAATAATATAAGTATATAGAGTTGGTTTTTTTTAATGGAGAACAATATGAGTGGGAAAGGAAAAGGTTCGGAATGGGAAAGGAAGGTATGTAAATTTCTATCTAAATGGATACAAGGAACAGAAAACCCTTATTTGTTTTGGCGACAACCTGCTAGTGGAGGAATTGCCACTATATCACAAGAAAACGCTGAAAATTTATCGGGTGATATAAGATCAATTTCACCACTATCCGAGGATTTTTGTAACAAATTCTGTATTGAATGTAAATCTGGTTATAAATCCACATCATTTGATAAACATTTCAAATATAATATATCTGATCCATTGAAAAGTTTTTGGGTTCAAGTGTCCAATGATGCCGAAAAATCTAATAAAAAACAAATGCTTATATATAAAAAGAAAGGATTACCTACACCTTGGATTGGTATAGATACTGAAATATACTCAAAGCTAAACCCACATTTTAAAGGATTAAGGTTTATTCATATAGGATGGGGTATGGAAAAATTAGAAGATATTTGGTTTTTTGAAATGAATGAATTTTTTGATAGAGTGACACCGGAAAATATAAAGGAATTAAAATAATGGCAAAAATAAACATAACAGCAAATGAGTTTCCGGATATTGTTGTATCTTTCCTTTTTGATAAAATATTACATACAGATGAAATTATACCAGGTAATAAATCTTTCAATGAATTGATGGAAGTAATGGAATTAAAGGGTATGAAACCTATCCTTATGAAATATTACTTAAATATGGATGCTAATCAAAGGGTGAAATATAAAAGAATAAAAGATATTTTTGATATGACAACAAATTCAATTTCTGTTATAAATATTTCACCAAGTGAAAAAGAAATAGAAGTGAAAAAGAAGAAAGGTACAATAATAACTAAAATAATAAAAAAACTGTTAGGAGCAGGTAAAGTTAGTAAAAGTGAAATGGATCTACTCAATGAATATATAAAGGAGGAAATTAAAAGTGGGTGAGATTTCTGGAGGGGGAGGAAGTCCTCAAAAAGATATAGCGACGGATCATACAGCAACAGTTGATCTTGGTAAGATAAAAACAGATGTGGATAATGTATTTGCCGATGGTGAAAAAAATGGTATTCCTGTGTTTAATGTATCCAAGGATGAATTTAACCAGAATATGAGCTATGGAAGAAAACGGTTAAGGTTTAAACAAGGTACATCCGCCGCTGAATATATGAAAGCTACGAAATACAATAAGAAATTTTTTATAAGAAACACCGACGATGATTTTGTAAGAATAATAAAGTGAAAATCTGTTGGGATAATATAGAAAATCTAAAATATCATAAAAGTGTTGGTAAATGGTATAAATCATACATTTGTAAAAGTGGTAGGATGGGATCCTCATATTTTATATATAAAGATAAATGTAAGGAGTGTGGAGAGCCATTTTTAAAGGTGATATAAATGGTAGAACATATTGCAAAGAAAAGAGATTTACAAGGTATAGATAATGTGATATAATTATATAAAAATTAGAAAGGAAATAATATGTTTGATATTGATTGTACGTTATTGGTGGATTTTAATAATTTAGCTTTTAGAGCTTTTTTTGCCAAAGAAGTTGGTGCTTATACTATAAACCCTGATTTACCTTTATGGAGATATATAGTATATGAATCTGTTTTTGATTTACTTAGAAAGTTTAAAAATGTGAATGGTGTTGTTATAGCTATTGATGATAAGAATAGTTGGAGAAAATCTTATTTTAGTAGATATAAGGAATCAAGAAAAAAAAGAAGGGATAACCAAAAAGAGGTAGATTGGGATTTATTATTTACCACAATGGTAGAATATACTAAAGAAATAAAACACCATATGCCATTTAAGGTTATGAAAGTTAGGTCGGCTGAGGCCGATGATATTATAGGAACTTTAGCTTTAGGTCTAAAAGGAGATTGTATCATATCTTCAAATGATGAGGATTATTTACAATCGTGTTCCAATAGGGTAAAAATTTGGAATCCATCTAAACGGGAATTGGTTGAATGTGAAAACCCAGAGGATTTTTTGATAGAGAAATGCTTAACGGGACAAGCTAAAGATGATGTTTTTAATGTAAAAACACCTAATACCTGGGGACAAACACCATTAACTGAAGGTAAAAGAAAACCAGGTCTTGGTAAAAAGACTGCCGAGAAAATAATGAAAGGTGGCTATAAAAAATGGTTAGAAGACAATTCATCCTTTAAAGTTGGTGATATTATTACCGATTGTGGTGAAAATTTCAAAAGAAACAGAATACTTATAGATTTTAATTATATACCTAATACCATAAAGAATCGTATATTGGATCAACATGAAAATTATAATTTTCCTCCACCACAAAATATACATCAATTTTTTAAGAAATACCATTTGAGAGGATTTTTAGAGGATTTTACTGTGGTTGAAAAAAGGTTAATGGAGTTATACTAATGGAAAAAACATGTTTGTGTTATATTGGAAATAATATTGAAAATACCGAACTTATAAAAAATAATTCCAAAACTGTTATAGTTTTATTTAAAGGAAAATATATAAAAAGGCATAAAATTAAACATTATGTAGAAATTAAAAATGGTTAATAAAAGGGAGAAGTAAAATGAAATCTGTTTATGCTATTATTAATTTAAAAGAAAGAGAAGAATTTGAGAAAGAGTGGTTTTTACCTTATGGTTATGCATCATGTGAATTGTTTTGTACTATGAAAGATGCCATATCTGTGTATGAAGATGAATATGAAGAGGATGAATATGTTATTGAAAAAGTTAATAGTGAAGGTAGATGTGTGGTTTATTGGAGTTAAATTTATTAAAAAGCCTGGAGAATATTCTCCAGGCTTTTCTTTTTTGGAGGAATGAATGTTAAAAAGTTATTTTGTAACTGGTAAGACGTTGGACGATGTTTATTTCCAATTGTTATCAGAAATATATGATAATGGACGAGTAAACCATATAGATTCAGGAAGTTTTGAAGGTACAAATAGATTGGAGTTTGATTTTGCCGCGGGAACTATTGAATATCCTAATACAAGGCCTTTAGCGCCTATATTCCCACCTAACACTCCACCTGTGACCACAGATGATGCCATAGAAAAATATTTCATTAATTATTTAATGGATGGACAAAATTTAGAAAAGAAAGAGCATTATAGATATGCTACATGGATTAATGGTGGAGAATATAAATTACCGTTTTGTGATATAAAATTTTTAGGTGAAGTTGATAATAATATATACCGTGAAATATGGAGAAATGATAGTAATAATAAAGCTATTATAAATGTACCGGGCCAAGTTGAGTGGTGTATAAAACATTATAAAGAAAAAGGATTTGGTAATAACCATTGTTATATCCAAATTGGATATCCTGAGAGCTCTATGGCATATGATGTTCCTTATACCGATCCGGCTAAAAGAGAAACGAGTCCATGCCTTAGAGGTATAGACACTCATATAAAAAAGGTTTATGGTATATGGAAATTATGTTTCGCGGTAACTTTCCGTTCATGGGATTTATATGCGGCATTTCCGGAGAATATGGGAGGTATTATACTTCTTCAATCTTACATGGCAAATGAATTAGATATTGAAGTTGGAGCTCTATCTTTTTCTTCCTTAAAGCTCCATTGTTATGACTACCAGTTAGATGCTCTCCGTGCAAGACTAAATATAAATGACTAAACTAGAATTAATAAATACAAACCTAAGAAGATATACTTTTCAATCTGATAAAATGAAAAAGTGGGT